TCCATTTCAAAGAAAAATCGCTCACCACCATTCACAGAAAGCAAACTTAAAACCCCACCATTGATGCCGACAAATTCTTTAATTGTGCATCTTCCATCCTTCAAGCACACTTGAACAAACTCATTCGGCACAAGATCTGCATCAGGGTCGCATACAACATACCAGCCATTACGAATTGCTGGAAACATTGAGTCGCCAGTTCCTTTAATGCCATAGGCTCTTGGTCCTGCTGAGTGAGTTGGAACATACCCATCTCCAGCATTGCCTTCATAACCCATATCTGTGAAATAGCCATCCATGCCCATCTTGGAGTAAGCCTTAACAGGAACCCAACGCTTAGATGATGGGATAAACGGTTTTTCGATAATTGTTGAAAATAAAAGAGCTTCATCACTATCACTAATGTTGTATTTCTTTTTGAACTCTTCGATATCCAGTTGTTTAAATTTATCTCTCGTGCTTGATTGAATCTCTCCCGTGCCAGATGCAAGCCATGAAGGATTAACATTCAAAAATTTTGAGGCACGTAATAAATTTTCACCTTCCATTGTTTTGGATTTTCCAGACAGCCAATCACTCACAGAAGGAGGTTTAACTCCTACTGCACGAGCAAGCTCAACACCTTTAATCTTTTTAGGTGGCAAAACTTCCATGGCATACCTAAGTCGTTCAGCAAGAGTATTCATACAACTATCCTCACAATGTTAGGAAATCCTAACATAAATAAAATTAGGTATTCCTATTGATTTAATATAAGGAATGCCTAATAATTAAAGAAAAATTAGGAGCACGTTATGAATGACGCACAACTTATAGACAAGCTAGGTGGTGTCACAGCGGTAGCAAGACTTCTGGGGATTGCTCCGTCATCAGTTAGTGGATGGAAAGCTATCCCCCTTGATAGAAAAATCAGGCTAGCAGTTATTGCTGAAGATCTTGGTTTAACAACGCGAAAAGAGCTTTTCCCTGATAACTATCAAGATATTTGGATTGAACTTCGTCCCCAGACGACAAAAAGCAAAAACCTTGGATCATTAACCGCTTAGGAACTAAACCATGAGCAAAGTATTAAATGAATTGCCTGCAAGCGCTAGCAATAACGAATCGCTCATATTGCAAGCACTTAACGCTAGCAATCAAAGACAAGTAGCAGAGATGATAAATGTCGATGCAAGCATCCTTTCACGGATGAAAACAGAAAAGAAATCAAATGGATGGACTGAGATTGAGTTTATTAGCTTTTTGTTGACAGCCATTGGTTTGAAGGTTGTGCAAGAAAGTGATGTGTATTGCTCACCTGAAATTGCAGAAGCAACGCGAGTTTATTTAGCACATGCATTCACTTCACCTGAATACATGCGGATTTTATTCAAATAAAAAACCACTCCCCATCCAGGTAGAGAGTGGTTTATAGGCATTCAATTGAGGTGAATCAAATGAACACAAATAATTTATCAGAACAGCCAACCGAACTCAACTCGCAAGATTTTTTAGTAGGCGATGTGGTTGTGCTTACATCGCAAGGCTCCAAAGATTACCTGCTTGAAATCATTGACTACAAGTACACGAATGATTTGTTCCGAGTAAAGGTTATCTCCTCTGGTGCTTGTGGACCAATCCATAAAAGCCAGATTCGCCACGCAACAGTTGCAGAACTTAACGCTAAACGCCGACTAACAAGCGCTGAGCAAGCATTAGCGGAGGTGTCATGAATTCTAAATTCCAAAACCAACCTGATCATAAACAAATGCAGCAAGTTCAATCATTTTATGAGCCTGCTTTGCGAGTACTTGGCCACCTATTTGAGGTGAAAAAGCAAAATTTACGCAACAAAGGGTATGACGAAAATAATGCGGCGGTAACCAAGGTTGAATTTTCAGAGGCTATGGCTCGTCAATTTCGCATAACGCAATGGTTAGCACAACAGATTGTAACCAGCTTAACCAAGGCGTGTTTGGTTGATTCTTTTGGAGGCTATGTTAAGCCAAAGGGTGGTGAAAAGTGAGATATGCAGCAAGAAGAAAACAGGATATTTCTGTTTCCACCACACCGCTAGAGGTGGTAATTCCACTGGAACAACCAGTAAAGATCTATTCGGCTAAAGAATTAGCAGCCATGCCACTTTCAGTTATGAATGCCGCAATTGAGGCTCAGGAAAGATTTTATCAACTTGAAGAATTAACCCATATGGGGGGGCAGGCTATAGCAGTTCGCCGTCTCATGGAGGATGGGCACAAACTAATTCAGGTGAAAGAAAAGTCTCGTATTCGCTACAAAATCAACAACGAATTTATTCCTCCAAGAATTATTCGTCAGTTGGAAATGCGCGGTCTTGTAAAATTAGGAGCAGTCACTGATGTATAAATATCTCCACCATATCAGCGACTTTATGGTTGCTACAGCGCACCTTAGCCCAGTTGAAGAGTGCTTTTATCGCCGTGCTCTCGATTTCTATTATTTGAATGAAAAACCATTACCCAAAGAAACCCAGTCGGTTTTTCGTCGGTTACGTGCAAATACCCAAGAAGAAAGGGATGCAGTATTAATTGTGCTGCAAGAGTTTTTTGTGGAAGAGGAAGACGGGTTTCACAACAAACGTTGTGATTCAGAAATCGCCGCTTATCAAAAAGTAGGGGATAAAAATCGTGAAAATGGTAAGAAAGGTGGGCGTCCACGTAAGGAAAAACCAAAAGAAAACCAAAGTGAAGGCGACTCGGTTAATTCTGAAAACCCACAAAAACCCAGTGGGTTAATTTTGGGTTCTGAAAGTGAAAGCCAAAAAAACCTTAACCATAAACCGTTAACCGATAACCAATATATAGATAGTAGTAGTAATGCGCGTGAAGAAAATTCGCAATTAACCCCAATTCAATTTGCTCAGTATCAGATCGATGATCACAAGCGTTACTCAATGCGTGAATTCATTTCTGAATACAGCGAGTTTCAATACGATTTCATCTCACTTGCTCAACAAAGATTTGTTTCTGTACCTGAAATCGACTTGAGAACCATGATTCAAAATTTCGGTGACTGGTACTTTGCAAACGAATCAAGTTCGTTGAATACACCAAGCATCTGGTTGGTTAAGTGGTTCTCTTGGGTTCAAAACAACGAGAAACAAGTTGCTGCTAACCGCAAGAAACAAGAGCAAATCACTTCAACCGGTCAAAAACCACAAGAGCCGGGTTATTTCGCCAATCTTTTTGAGGAACAAAGCGAATCTCAAATTTTGGATGTAACCCCGGCAAAAAAGTTTCCAATGATTGAGGAGGTAGGTCATGCATGAGATTACCTTGAACGAAGTGCGTCAATTAATCGCTTCTCTTCGCACTGTTTACGCTGCTCAGTTCAATAAGCAATTTCCAGCAACAGGCGAAAGTGCAATTCCTCTGTCAGTAGTTGAGCAAATTGCACTTAAAACACTGGTTGGCGTTCAAAAAAATCAATTTAACAACGCACTTGCTCGATTACTTACAGCAGGTGGGCGTTTTATGCCGTCATTTGCTGAATTTCGCACCTGGTGTATCGGTGAAAGTTGGATGTCTCCAGAGGAAGCTTGGTCACGTGCATGTAAGTTTACGACTGACCGTACCGTGGTTATTACACAAATTACAAAATATGCATTAGACGAAGTGATGTATTTGATCGAAGCCGGCCAAATGCGAGCAGCTCAAGATAATTTCTTCGGGACCTACAACGTGATGGTTGCTAAAGCTCAGTTAAAAGGCCGTCAGCAAGAGTTTTACACTCCACCGCTACAACTAGAGCATAAAGAACCTGAACACACCCCAGTAAGCAATGACGAAGCGCAAAAGCATCTCAAATCTTTGATGGAAAGGTTAAGGATTAATGGCCGTAAACCTGCACCAGTACAAAAGCTTCAAACAACGGAAAAAGAGCCAGAACTTAAACAAGAGTTAGGGCCAGATCCTTTTGACAATCCACATGAATATGCAGAGATGTGCCGCCGGGAGGGCATGCCAATTCCTAGAAATATTCAGCGATTGATTGATGGGGTGAATGTATGAATTCCATGACAAAAAATAAGTTATTTGGATTAGCTGATGATCGAACTGATGTATGGGCTACGCCGCAAGATTTTTTCGAAAAATTGGATCGAGTATTTAACTTTGATTTAGACGTTTGTGCTCTGCCTGAAAACGCTAAATGTGAACGTTATTTTACACCTGAAATTGATGGTCTAAAGCAAGAGTGGACTGGGACATGCTGGATGAATCCACCTTACGGCAAAGAAATCATCGATTGGGTTGCTAAGGCAGCGGAAACAGCAAGTAAAGGGCATACGGTAGTTGCACTCGTTCCTGTTCGCACTGATGCCCGTTGGTTTCAAGACTATTGTTTGGGTCGTGAAATTCATTTTATTCGTGGCCGCTTAAAGTTTGGCGGTTCTAAAACGAATGCACCTTTTGGTTGCTGTGTTGTGGTGTTTAGACCAAGCCTGATAGACGTCAGTTGGGAGAAATCAGCATGACCAAATTCGAGTTTTTGGGATGGGGCTTACTCATTTCGTGTGTAACAGCAGTACTTTGCGGTGCGGTGGTTTTGTGGTGGTTGGCGCGTAAAGAGCTTGATGAGAAAGGAGCCAGACATGAAAGCAACTAAATTGATTAGAGATAAAGGACTGCAATACGCGAAAGAAATCGTTGATTCAGCCCCTTCTAATGCAACTGAGTGGAATGAAGGTTTCGAGTTCCAATGTGGTCAAAGTGTAGAGATTAGCAAGGCTGACCGAGAAAAATATTTTGTAGACCTTTCTGAACTCAAGCGTCTGGTGAAGTCAGTTGAAATTATTAATCAGGCTGGTGGTTATGAGGTTGTAAAAACTGCCATTTCTAACTATCGAGCTTCTGGTGACATGGTCACATTCTCAAGTTTAGAAAAGCGTTTGAAAGACCACGAATCAATATACGGAGGCGGGGATGCTTAAAACTGCACTTATTTCGCTACTCATTGTCTATTCAGTAAGCATTACGGTCTTATTCTTCATGATGCGTGAAGAACTTCATAAGCATATTCAAAGCAAGGCTGATGAGAAAACTAAGACCAAATATGACTGGTCGAAAATTCCGGATGATGTGAATTGGGTAGCGACAAATGAAAATGGATTTGCATGGGGGTATGAGGGCAAGCCTTTGAGTGGATGGCTACATACGGGGTTTTGGTATCTCGGCGGCAATAAAGGACTCATATATTGGCCTGATGAAAATCCATATAAGGGCGAATGGCAAGAATCGTTGGAAAAGAGACCAGAAGTAAAAGGAGCCAGCCATGAGTGAGTTTAAAGTCGGGGATAAGGCTCTTTTCCCAGTGAAACTTGGCAACACTACTGAATGGAATGAAGGACGAATTACAGCTTATAGGTCAGATATTAATAAATTTGATCTGTGTGGCACGCGTCATTGGGGTTGGTATTTTTCGCATGAGCTTAGGCCTGTAACTGAAGTCTTAGACAAACCAGAAAACCACATCAGCCTAATGTGTGAGGTGAAAGATGTTTGATAAGAACTTCAAAATTAAAGTGTCAGGCAACTGGTGTGAATATCAACCAAACAAACATATTGATCTGAGAGAAATCATTAGCTTTGAGTGCTGGGCGGATCAGTTAGGAAATCCTTATCGATTCCATTTAAAGAATGGCAGCTACCACTACATTGAGCGTTATGAAGTCGGTAAGCAAATTGAAAATGTTCTCAAAGAACAGCAAGCGAAAGTGGAGGGGCTGCAAAAACAATTAAATGAATACATATTTGTAGCGGAAACGCTTGATGAAATGTATGTGAAAGAGGTTAAGAGCAGTGATGAGCTGCAAAAGCGGTTTGTTGCTTTAGAACTAAAGCTTAGAGAGATTGCCAATATCGCTATGAGAGCAAGACGGGGTGAATACTGGACAGAGTCAGGAAGAAACGCAGGATTAAACATTGCAGCGCAGATAGAGCAAGCGCTCAAGGGGGGAGGATGCCAATAACTTACCTAGACCAAAGAAATCACTTTGTTTGGACCACGTTGTCACCAAAGTTCATTGCTCCATATTGCTGCAATGTTTGCTCTGAAACAATCCTAAAGGAAGGTAGTTGGCTCTGTGATTATCCAGTGAATGGCAAAACTTGTGATGGAGTGCTTTGCAATGTGCATGCATACAAGATTGCAGAGCAAGTGCCAATGAAAGATGAAGACGGCAACTTTGTTGATGATGTGCATGTTTGCCCAGCTCACTATGAAGAATGGAAAAGACTAGGACAACCTAAGTTTTGGGAGCGTGACCAATGACCACATTCAAAGAGGCTCAAATCATCATCGGCATCGATCCTGACTTAGAAAAGTCGGGAGTTGCCATATTAGGCAGTGATCTTCAACTGAAAAATCTGACTTTTCCTGAAACTGTTGAGCTATTCAGAAATGAACAGGACAGCATTAAGAAGGTTGTGATTCGAACCCTTAAAGCTATAGAGCAAGTGCTCAAAGGTGGTGCTTGATGTCATCAATGAGCCTTGCTGATTACCGCGCAACATGTCCGAAAGCTCAAAAAGTAAAAAAGGGTCGAAACAAGTTTAATGCATCGAAAATTAAATTGGATGGAATGACTTTTGACAGTACTAAAGAATACAAACGGTATATCGAGCTAAAGGCTCTACAACAACGAGGTGAAATTAAAGAATTGCAGCATCACACAAAATTTGAATTAGCACCCAAGACAAAATTAGAAGGGGAGAAACGAGCTAAACCAGCACTTAGATATTTTGCCGATTTCACTTATTTCACGACAGCAGGTGAATACGTTGTTGAAGATGTGAAGTCTATAGCTACACGCAAGCTACCGAGTTACCGAAATAAAAAACACCTGATGAAAACAGTTCACAATATTGATGTGAGGGAAGTTTAAACATGAATGCAAAAGTTAATAACAAGACAATGGATTGGTCTAAACGTTCTGCTCATCAATGGTTGGAACAATATGGTCTATGGGTAAGATCAACAAAATTTAAAGTTTCTGCTAATCCTTTAGCATGTCTAATTGATCAAAATGACACAACTAGAATTAGATCAAGTAAGGTCTCTATGCCATGCGAAATTGAAGATTATGAGGCAGTTGAAGTAAGCAAACTCTTGGCTAAAATGCATAACGATAATAGGGAGTTTTTACAAGAAAGGGCTTGGTTATTGATTTTAAAGTATGAAAATGATTGGTCATACCGCACTATTGCCAATACTCATGGGGTTGGGAAAGATACAGTCCGCAAAGAAATTGATAAAGGGCTGGCTTATTTGGATGGAAAGATTGAAGCATTAGCTGGGTTTGACAATGAGAAAAAATCACGTTAATTTAAATATGCACCCGCAAAATCGGGTGTTTGGATTGGTCTCCAAAAGTTTCTCAAGGTCGAAAGACCGCATTTAGCGGTTTTATTTTGCCTATAATTTTCTACACTCTGTGGAAAATGCCCTGTTATGGTGGGTTAGGCGGAAGTGCTTCGGCACGCTAGACCCTTGAGACTAGTAAGACCAATTCCGTTTAACCTGCCACCCTAATTGATTGGTCTCAATTTTGGTGGTGAAAATCCCTATCTCAAGGAGTATTCACCATGAATGCAATTTCTAATTTTACTTTTCATAATGATTATAATGTTCGCGTTCAGTTAATTGATGCTGAGCCGTGGTTTTGTCTTGCTGATGTCTGCTGTGTTTTATCAGTTGATCGTACTTCTCGTTTATTACGTGATTTGGATGAAAAGGGGTTGGCAGATTGCCACACCCCTACAAATGGTGGAAATCAAAAGATTAAATTTGTTAATGAGCCAAATCTTTATCGGATCATCTTTCGTTCAAATAAACCAGAAGCAAAACAATTCCAAGATTGGGTATTTAACGAAGTTTTGCCAACCATCCGCAAAACAGGCAAATACGAAGCACCAAAACCCGTTGAGAAACGTAATTACCTTAACAATAGTGACATGAACAATATTAAACGTTTGATATGGACATGCGCTGATCATTTCGGTCACAAAGGATCCTTTAATCAAGCAATTTGGGCTTGTTTGCGAGATGTGACTGGTGTGCCTAGTCCAGCAAAGTTTGAAGTGGAGCACTTGCCAGTGTTGGCGGAGGAATTTAAACGTATTTTAAATATTGTTCAGCCGTTTCTTGATATGCAGTATGAATGCCAGACTCTTTTAATTAAAAGGGTGATTCGTGGGCGTGCCGATCATACGGTATTGCAAGCTTTACTAGATAATATGCGTAATGCTGCCAATCAATCTGATAATCAGTTCAAGGAAGCATTACAAAAGCAGTTGCCTGCAATGTTTAATCAGGAGTGTTTGAATTTGATTAATCGCAGACCTAATCACTATGACCACTATGAATACAATGAACGATTGATTTGATTTATGCTTGACTGTCTACCACACTTTGTATAAATTTGTGATATGGTGGGATGAAGTTATAAGCGTTGCACCAAAATTTTTTAAAAGCTCGCCAAATGGTGGGCTTTTTTGTTGTCTAATATCTATTGAATACAATAGATATAATTTACTATTGAGAATTTAAGTATATGATAATTAATAATATTTGATAAAAATGATGTTGCTTGGTATTATGGTCAATTATTAACCTTGAAGAGTGGTAGAAGTATGTCCTACGAGAAGAAAACTGGATATGAGTTAAAGTTCTTTAATGAGCAGGACTTTGAGATTATATGCTTGGACTATAATTATACTAATAGTGTGAGACGAGAACTTGAAGAAGTTGAATTTGTATCCAATATTGCTTCTGTAGATGGAAGTGATGTGCTTCATCTTCAAAAGATACTTGGCAAAACAAACTGCAAGGAAAATTTAATTTCTTTACTGGACAATTGGTTTGCTCAACAAGGTACATGTGAAGTGAAAACCTATTCCGATTTTGATTAAGTGTGATCATCAAAATACCTCCTTCGGGAGGTTTTTTTCATGTAATATTCCAGACTAATTAAAAAATGTAAAGATAATGAATATTTGTGTTGGTAGTGAACTTCAATGGGCAAGTGATAGAAAGAGGGGCGTTAAGAAGAAAGATGTATATAAATATTATAAAACTCATTAATTTTATAATAAATTCAAAAACTTACTTAAAATCAGGGTAACCGAATTTAAACAATCTTTACCTAGGCGAAGGATTTAGTAACTCAAATAAACATTATTTTAGACGGATAATTATAAAAAACGGAGTACAAATGTCATGAATAAGAATGTAGAGCTAATAAATTACATTGATGTAGCTGAGACAGTTTACGAACGGGTATATGAAAATAATAAAATTTCAAATAATTTGATTGTTAATCTAAATCGCATTATGGCTGAGATAAAGAATCAAGCTGCAGAAAAAAGACTCAAATTGAAGTACAGCTCAATAGACTTTGAACATTGTTTAAGTTTGCCTTTAGCTGATCGCAAAATAAAAGTAGATTTAAGCCTTATACCTCATTTTGAAGATCGTGAAGAAAGTATTTTGTGGTTAACTAACTTTATTGGAAAAATTTGTGAGCCCAGAAAGATGCAAAGACAGAAAAAAAATCTTCATTAAGTACCTGTGAATTTTAGATGAACCGCCCTTAAAGCGGTTTTTTATTGCTAGTAGAATATTTAAGGTATCTTTTCTAATAGGCACATACTATTGAAGTGTTTTTTATTTATTTTCTAGATTGAAAAGATTGCTATTTAAGTAATTTAAATATAAAAATCTTTATTGATTGAGAGTAGTTGTTATACAGGATATTTATAAGGATTTTAAAATGACAATTATCACATTGCTTGATGTTGAGACGAAGAAGAAGGTGATAGTTCGGTC